TATCATATGGGTTGTCATCTTTCTTTTCACCAAGTTCTACTTCACCAATGTGATCTAGTTTATAACTCTCTTGGTTTCTAATTGTAAATTTTTGATAGAGTTGTAGGTAATCTAATTGTGCAATACCATGTAGTCTGAAATAAGTTTGTGTCTTACCCATATAGTAAGTATTATCTTCCATAACTTGATTCCAAGGCGACATTCTATTCTTCACACTTTCACCAAGTATCTTTTCTATTCGTCTTACCAAATATGGTATATCAAAGTATTTACTATTCCAACCTGTAAGTATGTCTGGTGTATATTCACGCCAGAATTTTATAAACTTAATAAGTAAATCTTTTTCATCAACACATTTTATATAA